TATTCATAGGAATATATGGATCGCTTAATCGTGCGACAGTATCCCTTAAAAATCTTGTCACTCTTCCATCTTCTTCTAGTCCATGATCTTTTAATATTTTATTAATTGGATTCATTTTGATTATTAAGTTCATTCTACTCACTTACCCCTATTTTGTAATGCTTTAAACCACCTTTTCTGTTATCGTCTACGCTAACAACTTTAAACAGCTGATATTTTTTTATAAATGACTTTAAATTAAAATCATCTTTTATAATTCCTTCTACAACATAATCATCTGTAGAAATATTAATACATTTAGATGTGGGAATTACTATCGTTCCTACACTTCCTTTTTCAAGTCCGCTTGTCTACCATATTAACTTTTTTATTATGTCTAAAATACACATTCCTGAAATATGTTTTTAACACAGTATCTTCTTCTATGTGATACACAGTTATTGATTGTATAAAAAAATTAGCCAATTACATCAACCCCTTTGTATAATAATGGATTATTATCTACTCCAAACACATTCCATAAATAAGTATTCAATATATCTTGCATTTTCTTCGAATAATCTGCCATTATTTCTTCTGGTGTTGAATAACTTTCACTCCAACCTTCTATATTTTGTGACTTCAAATTTCCAATTTCGTTTAATTTTGTATTTTTTTCATTAAGTAAATTAATAATTAAGCAAGTAACATATTTAACTTTTTCAGGAACATTATTTTTGTTAATTTTTCCTAAAGTTTTTCCGTCAATATAATTACTTGCTTCAATATTTAAGTTCTTAAAATTGTCAGGTATGCTCTTGGCATCTAACAATTCTATATATTCATTATCTGTTACGAATGTAAGCATACCTTTACCTCCTATACGTTAGTTAATTTTTTTACTACTACAGCTTTGTTGTTTGTTACTGCATTAGCATATACCATTCTACCCTCTAATTTAGAAGCTCCAACATGAACATCGTCTCTAATATCAACTACTCTTGGATTTATCTTCCATTCATCGATAGCTTTACACCAATCTGGAGCAATTATCATATATTGTACGTTATATGCAGATAAATCTTGTGTATATGTATCACAACCATTTATTCTTCCTACAACTCCATTTCTTGCAAGTTCAGCACCGATTTGTGAAGCGGTATTAGAGAATTTGTCATCTGTTAACAATAAAACTTCTGTATCACTGTCTATAATAACTTTTATTCTTGTAGCGTCTACCCCTAATTTTTTAAGTTGTGCAATATCTTTTAATATATCAGCATAAATTGTAGCAGCTGTTGAATCCGTTCCTTGTGTCTTTGATGCTGTATAGTTTCCAGAAGTTGTTAATACTGTTATAGCATCTCCTTCCATTGTCTTAGCAATAGAATAAGCTCCTGATTCCATTCTTTGAGCTATTAAATTGTCTGGTACTGCTTCAGCTTCGTATCCATCTATTAATTCATTTAAAGCTTTATTTTTATTGATTGGAATATCTAAATATGTTGTTGCAGATGTTGTTAAATTTACTCCAGCTACTATGTCGTAGTCTTGTACTGCTACATCAACATTTCTTACTGGAACTTTTACTGCTCCTGCTTTTGGATCTCCTTCATAATCTCTTGTAAATAAACTTCTTACTCTTAAGTAAGGTCTCATTAATTCAACAATAGTTTTTGCATATCTTTCTTGTCTTTGATGTGTACCATTTGATGGTGTTACTGTATTTGCCATTTTATTTTACCTCCTATAAATTCATTTCTGGGTGTCTAGCTTTTAATATTGCTAGCACTCCATCTGTTTCTGATGAGCCCATTGACTTTACTGGTGCACCAGTTGCCTTTGGCTCTGTAAGTTCTTCTCCCTTTAAGTATTTAGGGTTGTTTTGTAAGAACTTAGCTAAATTCTCTTCAAACTCGCCTTCCATTTTGCTAACTTTAAACAAAACATAATCTGAATCATCAACTTTTACTCCAGCTTTTAATACTGCTATTTCTTTATCTTTTTGTTGATTTTCTGATATTGCTTTTTGATAATTAGCTTCTTGTTCAGCTTGTTTTTGTTCTGCTGTTTTTTGAGATTCTTGCCAAGCCTTATATTTTTCAATGTCAAAATCTTTATATTTGCTTAATACCTTTTCCTTTTCCTTTTTAATCATTGAATTTACTTGCTCTTGTGTAAATCTCTCAACATTCTCCTCAGTTTTTGGTGTAGTCTGAGTATCTACTTTTCCTGTTTCTTCAACATTTTTGTTTTCTACAGTTTCTGTGTTATTTTCCATAACTATTACCTCCGTTTTAAGTCATTAGAGTTGACTGATTTCCTTTTTTGTTCTTTTTAGCCTGCAATAAAGTAAAAAGGCATAAAAAAAGACCAGCTTTCGCTAGTCATATAAAAAAGACACCGAAGTGTCTTTAATTATTTTTCTTTATTATACTCACAATTCTTACATATTTCTTTACATTCAGGATATTCTTTAAATAATTTCTTTGTATAATCTTTTGCATTCAAGCCTAATATAGCCATTACTGTTTCAAAGCAATCGCCATCTCCTATTATTTTATTTCTTAAAGGACAATTATGTTCTTCCATTTAAAACCTCCATCATATCAGAAATACTCTTTTCATATTCTTCTTTTTTAAACGCTGTTCGTATTTTTTTATCTTTAGTGTCTATATATGTTGCTCCGTCTTTAGAATAATAATTTTCATATCTTCCCTGCCATACCGTCATTTTTATTTTACTATTATTAACAAAATCTATAGCCTCTTTTTTAGTAATATTGTGGCCTCTTTCTGTATTAATATGCTCAAGATCAATACTATATTTCTCTATGTCTTTTGGAATATCATAGATTAATTCTATTTTTGCATTAGTTCTTCCTGTTATTTTTTTTATCTCTTTTATTATTATATCATCTTTATTTATTTTTGTCATTTCTGTACCAATAATTAACCTGTTATTATCTTTCCTTAATTGTGTTTGCTCTAAAAATTCATTTAATATAAGTGTATGTTCTTTTATTTTTGCGTTGGTATCTATTACATTGTTTCTTATTATATTGGTTTCTATTTCACTGTTATTGCTCCTTAAAATTCCTTCTAATCCCGCCAATTCTTTTTTATCCTGCCTTATTTTTCTTTCCATTTGTCGTTGTATTTGAGTGGCTTGATATTCAGGTATCTGCCTTCCATTATAGCTTACTGTTGCATTACGCATTTTTCTTAATTCGTTTTTTGAATTAGCTAAAGAACTACCTTTGTAATATGGAAAAAATGTATGTCTACAGTTAATTCCACACAATCCTGTTATTGCTCCATATCCACAAATATCGTATAGTTCTTTTTCGGTATATACCTTTCCTTGCCATTCTGCATGTTCTGGCCTTGCTCCCCAGTGTGCTGATACTTCGTACAAGTCCCAGCCCAATTCTCTTCCATATTGTAATTGTAATTGTCCTGACATTTGATTTGTGCTTGTTAATATGTTCATTCTCGCAACAGATTCTATACTTCTTTTTGCACCACTAGGATAAAGAACTTCTGCACCATTTTTACTCATGTTTTTTACTGCATCTTTGATTGCTTCTGAATAACTTTTTACTCCTGTTGTTGTTTCTAAATAAGCTTTATTTATAGCTTCTATAAAATTCATTTGTGCTGTGCTTGCTGTCGTACCTGTTAATCTTAATAAATTATCACTTGTTTGTTTTGCTCTTCTTTCTATTAGTTCTTTCATTGCAGAACTTATTTCATGTGGATCTATTCCAGCTAATTTATATATAGAATAATCTCTTTTTAATGACTTAATACCAGCCTCTTCAAAAATTGCTCTAATTTTACTCACATTAATTTCATTATATTTAGCTATTTCCTTTATTACATCATCATATAAATAGCCCATTTGTTCCATAATGATTGCATTATTATATGCAACTGTATTAGCATAACCTACATTTGCTATTCTTTCTGCAATTTCTTCTATTATTTCAAGTTCTAGATCGCCATATAATTCAATAGTTTGGTTTTCAATCCTTTTAAAGTCTTGTTCTGTAAGCATATTATTCCTCACTTATAAATCCAAAAGCTTCTTGATTGCCAAGTTTTTCTTCTTGTATGCTTTCAAGCTCTTTTATAGCTTCTTCTTCTGTCATTCCTTTAGTTTCCATTAAATAAGACTTTTTGCTTTTTACTCCTTGATTTACTTCTTGCAATGCTCTTATTTGCTCTGTATTTTTATCTTCTATTATTGAATCATCTGGGATTATTGTTATTTTGTTAGTTTTTATTCCTTCCATTTCACAAATTACTTTTACCAAGTCATATATAACATCATTTGTTATTATGTCATAATGGACTTTTGTTCTAAATGCGTCTGCATTCTCACTTATTACTTCTGTTGCTGTTTTTAATCCGTTGCCATCAAATTTATAGAAATTATTTCCTAATCCTACATTTGCACTTAACCAATTTAATTCTGCATTTATAGCATCTATATGTTCTTGTGCTCTTAATGAAAAGTCTACATCTTTTACTGGCTGTCCTTCCATTCCATTTATTCCAACGTATGCTTCGTCGTTGCTATCAAAGTATTGTACATGCCTTATATTTCCATTTTCGTCTGCTGATGTTGTAGCTTTCATTGCTGTTGGATCTACTAATATTCTTTTTTTACCTAGTTTAAACTCACGGAAGAAACTATCGTATTTTATATCTATTCCTTTAAATCTATCGATACTATTTGCTAATATAGATATCCCCATAGGACTATTTAAATCTAAATTGTTTGCAAGATTTGTTTTAAATATTTGAAATCTTGGTGTATCTGTTTCTATTTCTTCTAATTCTTTTATATTAGGAAACATAGAAGTAAATACAATTTCTTTTCCTAGCTCTGTTTCGTTTTCTGATTTATATAATTCATTATACCTACGATATATTGTTCCATCATACTCATGATAAGTAATGTGTGTATAATAAATTTTCTTTTTTCTTGCATTTTCACTAAATCTACTAATTGTAACTAATCCATTTATGTAAGAATTAGTATATTTATAAGGAATTATTACATCTCCTAACACATAGTCAATAATTGTTTTTGCTTGGCTGTTTTTATATTCAATTAATGCTCCTGTTCCAATAGCAAGTGATTTTTCTAAATGAATAGGAAAGTTTACAGTAAATGAGTTTTCTTTACTATCTAAAACTTCCCACAATCTTTTTGTCGCTTTTGCATTGCTAAGTTCTATTCGTGTTTTTTCTGTCCATAATAGTTTTGATATATCTTCACATAGTTTTTTAGGCATATTCATTGTTAGTCGTTCTTTTTTTACTGTTTTTCCATTTACTACTTCTTCATAAAAATGGAAATCTGCAACATTACCTTTGTACCAACTTTTCCATATTTCCATATAGTCATACATGTTTCCTACTGTTAAATTAATGCCTTTTTTACTTAATACATCTTTTATATTATCGTATAAGTCCATTTTCTCCTCCTATTGTTTTAATCCTAGCTTTTGTAAATTATCTTTTATCCAGTATTGAAAATTATCTTGCGTATGATCGCCATAGCTATAAGCATAATCTTTTGTATATGTGTTATAGTATTTTTCAGAACTTAAAAAAGCCTTCTCCGTTTTATCTGGAGTTGGCTTTCCTTTTTCTACACTATCTTTTATCCACATGTAGTTTTCATTTTCTTTTTTAAATATTTGATTGTTTGTATTATTTAATACTCTAAATTTCTTCTTTGCTAAAAAATCTTGACTGTACTCAATTAATTGTTCTTTGTTTGTTCCTTTATCTACTGGGTGCAATCTTCTGCCGTAATCTTTGAAGAATTGATTTCTTAATGCTCCTTCTGCACTATCTATTGTTTCTTTATCAGTTAATGCTTGCCACTTTTTGTTCATCGATATTTCAAAATTAAAAATGTCTTTACTTAATTCACTTGGTGCTTTTTTTATTGGTTTTTCATGTGGGCTATAATAGTATGTATCTAGCAAATACCAATACCCGTCTGATCCATATCCATAACACCCTGTCGTAGTCGCTGATGTTTGATGTCCACTATCTGTTGAAAAATCTAAATATAATATTTTTATCTTATTCTTTTCTATATAATCTTCATCAACATACTCTATTAAATCTGGATTATAAATTAATCCTTCTAATCCTATTACTTCACCTAAATAAATCCATCTATATCGCTTTTCATCGTTTTCTTTCATTAACTCTGCTTGTTCTATAAACATTTTTCCAAGCCATTCTTCTGGCACAGTTCTATAATCACTTTGAGTTACAATGCAATCAGTTCTTTTCTTCATTTTTTCTGCCCATACATTTACCCAATGATATTTATTTTTAGGAGGATTAAATGAATAAAGAACTATAAACCAGTCATCATTTCCTCTTGTAAATGTTGCTATAATTTGATCTATCTCATCAGGACTGTCAAATTCCGTCAATTCTTCAAACCATAATATTTTAATAGGCGTATTTTCGTCTATCATACCTTTTATTTTTTCATAATCATCTCCGCCCGCAAAATATATGTTATTTCCATTATTCAAATGTATTTCAGCTGGACTTTTAAATGCTATGTAATCTGTCCCATCTTCCAGATATAATCTTTTCAAGGCTCTTTTTATTTCTTTATACACACTATTTCTTAACGTGTTCTGATAACGTCTTATTATAACAGCAGAACATTTTGATTCTTCTATACAATGGCTAGATATTTTTAAACTATTCTTACTTGTTTTAGTAGACCCTCTTCCGCCTTTATCTATTTGATGTGTTTTTTTAGAATTAAATGTACTCCAGAAATGCGGAGCAACTATATCTTTTATATTTAATCTAATTGGCTCCATTTTCATCATCTCTCGGCAAATCATTTATTATTTCTATTCTTTGTATTGTTTTTTGTGGATTATTAATCTCTTTATCTTTTAATTTTAATTCCAAAATCTTAAGTTCTTTATCCATTATAATCCCATAAGCAGTTGCTAAGTCTTTTATGTTTGTAAACATATCAATGTTATCTAGCTTTCCGTCCATTGCCTCAAATATTTTGTCAATAAGTTCTATTTTTTTTTTGCTACGTTTTTTCATTGCCTCTAATACATCTTCTGTATTCTCTTGGCTTTTTTGTTCGAACAGTTTCGAAGCCTCTTTGTTATTGGCAACTATTTTTCTAACTCCATTATCTGAAAGATTAAACTTCCTTCCTGTTTCAGAATATTTTTGACATTCTATATAATAAGCTATAATTTCTTTTTTTTGTTTATCATTAAGTTTTGCCACAACTATCCCTCTCTTTCTATATCTATTAATCTGTCTAACAATTCTTTTTTAGTAAAATATGTCTCCCATTCGTCATTATACTTTATCATATATCTTACAGAATACGTTACTTTTCCTCTTAGCTTATATAATAACATTTTTATGTATTTATCCATATTATTTTTCTTTCTTATTCTTCTTAGTTTCTTCTTTCTTAGGCTGCTCTTTTACTTCTTCTACAAAAACAACATTAAATCTGTTATCCCCACTTAATATCTCAAATCTTTCTTTTGTTACATCAAATTCTTTTCCTTCTTCTGGAATATTTTCTAACTCCTGTGGTTTTACATTATGTTTTTTAAATTCGTTAGTTGCTTTTACTTTCATTCTTTAAATCCTCCTTTTTATAATTTATACATTTTGTATTTCCTTCTATATCTTCTGTAATATGACAAAGGTCTGTTTTTCTATTAGCACAAGTTTTACATTTTTCATCTATGTATTTCTTTTTCTTTACACATAAACTCTTCATTCGCTTTTCTCTTAACATATCAGATTCAATTATAGCGGCTAAATAACTTCCTTTCATATATTTCTCCTTTGTTTTATAACAATAAAAAAGAGCCTATCATTTTTTGATAAACTCTTAAATTTTAAAAATTTTTGTCGAATTTCTTGTGTTTTTTATGTTCTCCGTTGTATAATATCTTTGTTCTTCTACATACCCTACTTTCTTTTTCTAATTCTTTCGGAAAGGAGGAGCTATGAAAAATTTTTTTCGTATCATCGCATTAATTGTTACATACTTAATTCTTAAGCTATTTGATGATTAATGCAAAAAGGCTAGAGTTAGTGGCTCTAGTCTTTTTTTGTTCTTCTTTCTTTTTTTCGTATCATCTTTCTATATAGAAAGGAGGTTAATTATGGAAATATAGAATTATTATTCTTATTTTCATATAACCTTGACACTTTCTGTGTCTTAAATATTATACTAAACTATAAACCACTTTGCAATACTTTTCTTTAATTTTTTAAACATTTGTAATCATTTTGTAATATTTCTGTAACATTTTATGTGTTTCTACTATATATTATACCATTTTTTAATTAATTCTGCAAATTTATTAATGATTTGGTAGGGCGACACTCCTACATCTCTTTACAGAACCTAGTCTTATGTATCTTGCAAGTAACCCTCCTATCGTACGAGAAGGGCATACTGCTAGGTCGTGATAGCTGCCTTTCTATCCTCAAATCATAAAAAGGAACTAGAGGGCGTAATCTCTAATTCCTTTTATCCAGTCTACATTAAATCACACTTTGCGTTCGTTATTCAACCTTTTTTTTCTCTTTTTAATTTAATTTATCAAATTCTTTTAAAGCCTGATCTCTTAACTTATATGTATACTTTTTCTCGTTGTGTATTACCTCTCTCGCTATATAATTCATACTGTCTCCAAGTACATAATAATGATATAAAATAAGTCCAGATTTTGAATCTAGTTTATCTAGTTGCTTTCTTATCTCTGGCTCTTGATTTCCCGTTTCACTCTCTATTTCTTTAATTAAACCGTTTATCTTATCCAACAATACAGTCAAGCTCTCTGCCTCATTGTCATACACTTTTTTGCTCCCTTTAGGCATATCAGACAATACGCTACTTAATCTATTTATTGTTTCCTTTTGTTCTTCATAGAACTTTATTCTTGCTTTTCTCCATTGTTGCCCTGTACTAAATTTAATTAAATCTTCACTTGTCATTTGTCGGTCCTCCTACTTTATATACTTTTTACGCCAAAACTCTGTAAAACTAATTTTCCTTCTGTTTTTCGATTTTCTCCACTTTATTTTTGCCTCTTTTCTTCTTATATTTCTATTTCTTACCATATTTCCTCCTCTATCTTTTTATTCTTTTTATTTTTCCTCTTCTATTAATTTACACATTCTTCTTTAAAAGTTAATTGTAAATTTATCTATTATTTTTTGGTATTTTTCTATAATTTGTTCTTGTTCTCTTATCTTTTCGTTATTTAGATCATTATACCCTTTTTCATCAGCTAATAATTTGCTTACAATATGATAATCTTTTAAAACTTGCAAATAATCATAGTTTTTCTCTTTTTCTTCTTCTAATTCTTTGTGTAATTTATTGTTTTCTTCTATTAATTCTTTTATTCTTTCTTTATATTCTTTCTGTGTCATTCTTTTATTCCTCCTCCAATAAATATTCTACTGAACTAAATTGCTCACGAGTTACAATTTTCTTTATTCCTTTTAAGTCTTTTATTGCATAAGTTATCTTTCCAATAGTTATATAATTTTTAGTAATTTCTATTACTAACTCTCCGTTAATGTAATCTCCTTCTTGTATAAGATCTATTATATTGAATGAATGATTTACTATATCTGTTGTTTTTAATACTCCATAACATCTGTCCCCATCTTCGTCATATCCTAAAAAATATCTATATTTGTTTACAGTTACATTGGGATTAACTGCTAAATGGTCTATTTTTTTTATTCCGTTATTTTTAGTTCTTACATATTCTCCCACTTCAATTTCCATTTTTCTCCTCCAACATCTTCATATAAACTTCCTTCTCCTGTTCCTGTTGCTCTACTATTGTTTCTAATTCGTTAATCTTGTCCGATTTTTCCTTAATTATAAATACACTTATACTTCCAAGTAAAAATAAACTTATTAATACTACACATATAAATATAAATATCCACTTAAATAAATCTTTCATTTGTTAATCCTCTACTTTCTCTACTAAATCTGCTTCTATTAAATCTGCTACTTCTTCTTCTGTAGCTTCTTCTCTTAAACTATAAGGGTGTATTCTTTTTATTCTTCTATCTCCATTATGTATAAAATATTGTTCTCCTAAAATTCCATATTTTTTATAACCAACTCCAAAATCATCAAATCCAAACTTTTCTAACTCTTTTAAATCAACATCATCTTTTATTTTTAACATTAATCTATCCTCCTAATTTTCACTATTAATTTTATTTATTATCCAAATACTAATATATATAACAAGCATAATCCCTAAAACACCTGCTCCTATAATTTCTCCTATTACTTTTAATTTAAAATATATTTCTATCCATTCCATTAATCTATCCTCCTTAGTTTATAAACTCCTTCTTTTACTTCTTCTAATACTGTATATGGTTGTTTTCTCCATTCATTACATACTTGTCCTTGTTTTTCACAGAATGGATAAGAGCCACAGTTTTTGCAGAATTTATTCGTATTCTCCATATTTCCTCCAATCGTTATATAGATTATCTTTTGATTCTCCATTTAATAGTTTTTCAACATCTTGCCATTGCTTTTTAGTTTCTTTTAATTCTCCTATAATGTGTTTATTTCTATCTTTGTCGTCATCTATATAATCTTCTATATCTTCTTCAATTCTTACAACCATTTGATGTATATACCATTTAGCGTTTTCTATTTTTTCTTCTTTTTCTGTTTCTATATATTCTAAAATTTCTTCTAGTTTTTTATCTTTATTTTTTAAATATTTTTCATATCGTTTTATTTTCTTTTCTAACTCTTTATTCTTTTCTTTTTCTTTGTTATATAAATCTAATAAGTTTCGTATAGTTTCTAATGACAATCCTCTTTCCCAATTCAAATACGCTTCAACATTTTCTACGACTTCTTCTTCACTCATAATTACACCTCACTAAAAATAAAATTCGACTGCACGACCATATTTATTTATATATCCTTCTTTTGTTCTTTGGTCTACTCCGCATTTTTCACAAACTTCTATTCCTGTACTAAATTTTTCTACCCTATATCTTCCACAATTAACACAAGGCTTATCAATATAACCTATTAAATCTCCCATTTCTTTATGAAAATTATCAAATCTATCGCACTCTTCTTGTAGTGCTTTTAAATAATCATTCACTATATTACACCTCAACATATTCTTTTATATCTTCTAATTTTAAAACAACTATTTCTTCATCCAAATATTCTTTGTTATAATCAAAATCAACTTCATCTTTTAATACAATACTACTATCCATATTTAATTTTACTTTTCTATCTTTATCTAAATAATTATCAAAAAAACTCGATATAAATTCTTTGTCTACGCTTTCAACTGCAAAAGAAATATAACCACTTTGACTATCATCATATTCTATTAAAACTATACTATTTTCATCTATTTGCACTATTATTCTATAATCCCAATAATATTCGTCACCTAAATTTTCAATATAAACAACTTTCTTATCTAATATATCTTTAAATTTCATCTTTCATTTCCTCCTTTAAACTTTTCTTTAACTCTTTCATTTCTCGCCTTCTTGTATGCCTCGTATTTTTCTAGTTCCTCTGGTGTCATAGGTTCAACAGGAATTTCTATGCAATCTTCTTCGTCTATCTCTGGCAGTTCTATTTCCTGTACTTTTTCTATTCCTCTTTCTGTACTTATTTGTGCTGTTGCTATTCTGAAACTTCTTTTATAATCTTGAAACATCTGATTTATCTCTGCTTGTCTTTCTTTTGATAGTCTATTAAACCATTGATGATTAATGTTTCGCAATATTGCTCCGTTTTGCTCCGTAGAGTGTCCGCCTTTGCACTTTTCTACAATGTGATGATATGTAAGTTCGTCCATTATCTTTCGCTGCTTTTTGCTCGTGTATCTCTGCATTTCTTCTTGTATCTCTTCTGGACTTCGTAATCCTAGTTCTTCTATAAAACACTTCTTGCCATACTTCAACATAAGTGTTCTTTTTGCTCCTTTGTTAGAACTCATGATAGAACCCCCTTGTTGCATACCCCAAATAGCTATATGAACTTTTATTTTGTTTTGGTGCAGGTGCTAAATCTCGAGGAACAAACTTATCTATTGTCGTTTTATAGCTTTGATCATGTGGACACTTAACTTCTATTAACAAAAACTTGTCATATTCTTTTATCATTGTTTCATTTGACTTTAGTTCTCGCATTTTACTTCTCCTTTAATTTTATTTATTAAATCCCAACTAGGAAATCCAAAACCTTTTATGCTTTTTTGATTTCTTTTCAATACTTCTATAACATAATCAACATCTATCATTTTTACATATTTGTTTTCAAAACAGATTAAGAAGTAAGCATTGCACCCTGCATTTTTACATTTTTTTAATTCATTCACTTGTCGAATATCTTTTTTCATAATATGCCAAGTATCTGTTGCACACTGTTTTGCGTCAAAGCAGTCATGCCTACCAGGTAAAAATATTTCATAATCAAACGCTTCTCCTTCTAAATAATTACCATCTGCTGTTCTTTTCGCATAATTTTTATGTCCATGAAATCCTAGTTTTTCTATGTAATCTATTACTTTTTCAATTTGTTTTTCAAATTCACGTCCTTTTTGCATATTTATGCTCCTTTGTAAAAAACTCTATTTAATATTTGGCTAGCTTCACTTTTAGTTAATTCTGAAACATCAAAGTTCTTGCAGAATCTTTGTATTAACGATTTTTGTTTTTCAGTTGCTTCATATTTGCCCCATTTTTTAATTTGTTTAACGTCCCATAAGAATCTTTGATCTTCATAATTATCCAGTAAATATTTATATCCTAAATCAAAAGCTTGTTGCATTTTCATTTTTTTTCCGCATATTACTGTTTCTCCTAATTCATCTTGTGCAGGAATTATTAGTCTGAAACTTTTTAAAGTACATACGAAATCTCCATTTGGCATCTTAAACCAATTAACATCATGTGTGTTGTAGCTTTGTCCTCGTGCCCATAGATTTACAATTTCAATATTTCTTATCCAGCTCTCTGGTATATCTGATTCCTTTGAAATCAAATCAGGTAAGTCAAACAAATCCCCTTGTATTTCATCTTGTTTTGATTTTGGAACATTATTCATATCTATACCAATTAAACTTGGTGCTGTACACAGATTTGCTTTTCCTGTTGTCCCTACTAGGTCTATTAATAACAGTCTTTCTTTGCCAGGATAAAGCCTTAATCCTCTTCCAACCATTTGTGTATATAAGCTACTATTAGAAGTTGGTCTTGCAATCATTATTGTTTCTACTAAAGGCATATCCGTACCTTCTGTAAAAATCATACAATTAACCAAACACGGAATTTCTCTATTAGTAAATTTTTTAATTAGTTCTGACCTGTTCTTTGTTTCAGCTGTTACTGCTACCGCACCTGGTATTAGCTTTGCGATATTTTGTGCGTGTTCTACCGATGTTGCAAATATTAAAGTTTGACCTTTGGCATATTTTTGATAAGCTTCTGCAATAGCTCCATTTAAGATTTCTGTATTCATTGCTTCATCAAGTTCTCCTATTGCAAAATCTCCCATTCTTCTTGCTACTTGACTTATGTCATATCCTATATTTACTCTCATACAGTAAATATCTGTTAAATATTTATTTTGTATAGCCCACTTTAAATCTTTTTGAAATATGATTGATTGAAACACATCATCAAGTCTTACATTATCTCCTCTATTAGGCGTTGCAGTAAACCCTAGTAGTAATCTCGGATTAAAATAATTTATTATCTTCTTATAGCTTTGTGCTGCTGCATGATGAGCTTCATCTATAATAATCATGTCAAAATCGTCAGGCTTGAATTTATCTAACCTATGTGTTAAACTCATTATTGAGGCTATTACAACCTCTTCTCCATTGGAACTGTTACTAGCCATTTCAATTCCAACTGGACAATTGTAATATTTAATTGGTTGTGTTATTAGTTCTTCTCTATGTGCTAGGACTAATACACGACCTTTTCTTTTTATATTAGTAAATGTTGCTGTTTTACCTAACCCAGTAGCCATCTGAATTAAGTAAGAACCTGATTGTAATTTATCTATTATTTTTAAAACTTCTTCTTGATAATCTCTAAGTACTAAATCCATTTAATACCTCCCATTCTGTCGCATCAGGGATTTTCTCAAGTATTCTATTTAGTGTATTTAGTAATTTCATAACCTCTGGAAGATATTTGTCGCATTCTTCTATATGATGTTCTATATAATTACAACCATTGTAATATCTAAATAAAATGCGATTATATAATTCTTTTAATTCATTCATTTGTTACTCCTTTCATTGTTCGTTATACTTAAATTACACAGTATAGTGTAACGTTCAATGTATTGGTACTCATGGGTTTTACATATTAGTTACACTTTTTACACTTTTTTTGAATGATATAGTATATATAATAAAAATAAAAGTTATTGTTTTATTTTTCGTTTCTATAATAGATATTATTTTTATAAAAAGTGTAACTATATACATTGTTATTGATAAACTCGTTGTAATTGCTAAATTTGCTATGTTACACATTGTAGTGTAATAACTGTGTAACCTGTGTAACTCTTATAAGCCAAAATAAATATTTTTAACTCTTATTACTCTTTGTTGTGTTCCATTTATTCTTGTATTAAATGAAAATTTTCCATCAGTATCTTTTGCAATATATCCCTTATCAAGCATTTTCTTTTTTATTCCATTCCAATTTATATTATTTTCTTCTAGCAATTGATAAAGCTTTGTTGGAATAAAATCATAGTACATAATAGATCCTAATCCATCTGTAGTTTTTTCCAATTTTCCCCAAATCTGTCCACTAGGAGGAAATTCTTTGGCTCCATCGTAAAAGTTATTAATATTTGCATTAGCGGTATCTATGATTAAATCTATGTATCTATCAGCTTCATCAATATCTTTTGTAAAATATTCTTTTGATTCTTCTAAAGTAATTGGATTATCTTTAAAGATTTGTTTTGATACAATTCTGTCTGCAAGCAATATTGTAGCTATTGAATTTATTTGTTTTGGCGAATTGTTATCTTTTTTTAATTCTTCTATAAGGTCGTTATATTGTGTAAATAAATCTTCTTTTTTCTGTATAATTTCGATAAATTCTTTTCCTGCATGTCCATAATTATTAAGTATTAAATTGACTACATTGTTACCATTTTCAATTATTTGTTCATTTTCTTCTATCTCTATGACTCTGTTTTTTACACCTTCTTTAGAAGATGAACTTGTAATAGGTTCTTCTCCTGAAAGAATAATTATATTGTCCCATTCTGTAGTTTCTGTTAATCCACCATCTACTGTACCTCTATCTCTTCCTTTACCTTCTGTTAATTCATAGATTAAAGTGTCATAAGTTTTATATTTAGTTTTAGTAATTTGCAACTCATCTAGTATTAGTGGAATATTTCTTAAAAAATTACATAATCTTTCTGACGCTACTTTTGTACTATCTAAACTAGAAAGCAATTTTCCTTTTTTAGGATCTCCCCAAATACTTGCACATAACATTTGTGCTACTGTTTTTCCATTGCTTGATTTTCCCCACAAATGAACTATAAATGGATTTATTTGAAATATCTTTACTAAAGGACTAGCAAAACTGGCCGCCATTAAAAATCTTAATGTTCTGCTTTTACTTCTCAATTCTCGCATTTTATTTTTCCAGATTTCATATTGTCCCTTTTCAGTTACAGCCTCGTAAATATTTTTGTAAGCTACGTCTCCATCATATTTATATTTTGAAGTGTAAGGAATAAAATCTTTTTCTATCCAACCCAAATGTGTTATTCCGTCTGTGTTTTTTAAATTATTTAACTCTATTATTTCTGCTAAATATGAAACCAAATTTTTTGAATTTTCTGACGTTACTTCGATTCCTCTATTTGCTAATTGAATAATTGCTGTATTACTAGCAATCATTTTTCTTTCAACTGTTGCATATTGCCATTTTCCTCTTTTGTAAAAAGCAAGTTTTACTTTTTCTGTATTTGTATCAATATTATTAATTATTTCTACTGGCAATATAGGGTGTGGACATGCTTTTATTTTTATTGGTTCCATTATAGCTGTATAGTCCATTCTATAAATGCCAGTATCATCTGCATTCCATTGTCCAGACTTAAGGTTATCTATTGGACAATCTGTTATTTTTACAATGTTTCCACCTCTGCTCTTTAATTCTTTAATATAGTCTTGATTTTTTTGTTTGAATATTTTATTAAATGATTGTAATACTTTTAATTCTCTAGCCTTTGCTCGTACCTTTTCTATCATTCTTGTTTTATTTAGAGAATTTGGAAGTGATATAAGATAGTCTATAATTTGATCTTCTAAAATACTGTCTGAATCTAAATCTTTTATCTCATAAGGTGGATTAGCAGTTAATATTTCTTGCTGTAATTCTTCGTTCAATTTCTTTACACCACCTTTCTTCTGTTTTTTTAAACCATAACCAATCTTCTTCTGTTCCGTTTGTTAAAATATCTATATAATATTCAACAACATTTTCTTGTTGTAATTTTTCTATTCCTTTTAAATTGCGATAATAATCACATAATAAGTTATATGTTTTGTTATACCAGTCTTTAAATCTTTGTTTTGCTTCTTGAATTTGTTTGTATTTATTTATTTCATATTGTACAGTTGGTTTCCCGAAATCAATTCCTAATCCTAAAATATTATTGATTTGCTTTGCACTTTCATAAGAATTGATGTTTAATAATTTTGAAACTAAAGTTATTACATCTCCTCCTATTCCGACAACCAAAGCAATGAAAAATTTGCTTTGATTGTGAAATAGAAAATGAAGGAGTTTTTTCTTTATGAAATGGACATACTTGTTTCTTTTTTAGTCCAAAATATTCAGCCACTCTTACAATATTTGCTCTTAATTTAACTTCTTGTATTTTATTCATAATTTACCTCCTAAAAAGGAAGGTCATCATTACTAGAACTTGCAGCGTTTACAAAATCTTCAAATGCTTCTCCTTTTTGAGGTAATTTTTTCAATTCTGGTATTTTAAAATTTCCTTCTTGAATTGATTTAATAGTTCTTATGTATTTAATTTTTGTAGTAACTCCAATACTTCCATCTAATCTTTCATATTCTTCTTCTCCAAAAATAGCTCCACACTTTAGATTTGCTAATTTTTTTTCGTCCCAGTCCCATTTAAAACCTTCGTTACTAGCTTCTAACGATGTCATTAATCCTTTTAAAAATCCTGCTGCTTTTTCGCCTTCTAACATTTGTCTATACACAGCACCTGATGGCCATTTCGCATTAGCTCCTCTTGTATCTTCTGTAAATCTTTTTTGAAAGAAATCCTTTTTATCTCCTTCTGCTATATCTAATGCCATTACTAGCATCTTTTTATCTGTTTTACTTTTTTCTTCTTTTGCACTTTTTATTACACATATATATCCTCCTGCTTCTAGTTTCTCGTATTCTCCTGTGATTGCTTGTGCTTCATCATAACCTAATAATTTTTCCATAATTATTTTTCCTCCTTTTTATTTAATTCATAATATTCTCTTATAACTGTATCAACAGCTTTTAAGTCGTTATCTATTTCTTTATCTACAAACATATCTAATGGTGTCTTACAAATATCGCTACCATCACTTTGTGTTTTAAAATAATGTTTACTATTGTCTGTCATGCACCTTAATGCAATTGTAAACATTCCTTCTATACAAACTTTTTCGTCTAATAATTTCCCAATTGTTTTTGGTTTTATATCTCCAAAATCGTTTTTATCTTCGTGCATTATAAAATATACAAGTTTGTCCTCTGGAAGTTTGTTTTTAACAAATTCTATTAATCCCCAAAAATGATCGCCTATTTCATTGTATAAATTAAATACACCATTCCCTCCACCTGTTGAAGTATGTTTATTCATAAAGTGATTAGTTATTAAATAACCTGCATCATCGATTACGATTGATTTTTTCTCTGTATTAAAAATAGCTTTTAATATAGTTGCATAATCATCTGTACAAATTGTACTTTCAAATTTCTTTCTAAATGGTAATGGTTTTTTTAAAACATTTACTAAAGCCAATTCTTTTTCTCCAAAATTCCTTAAGCTTGTTGATTTTCCACTACCGCTTTTTCCGTATTAATAAAATTGGTATTCCCATTAATTGATCCTCAAACTTTCTCCTCTTGGCTCTAAATAAGCAAAAGGCAATATTTTTCCAGCTTCTAAATCAGCCCTTATCTTATCTGTATCATTTTCTATAATAGTTTTGGTATATTCTTTAGGAACATCTCCATTAATAGTAAGTGTTTGCTTTCCACCATTTTTTTGAATGTTAAAACTAAACAATTCCGTTTTAAATTTTGTTTTTCCTATTTGTCTCATTGAATTTTCTAAGTTGTCTTTTAATAATTTCGCTCTATTTTCAAATGATTTTTGTCTTTTTTCTAGCCTCTTTTTTTCTTCTTTTATTTTTTCTGCATCTCCTAAAAGTTCTTTTATAATTTTTGCGTATCCGTCTGCTTTATCTTCAATTTCTCCCTCGATTCCCTCTAATGTATCAAGAATCATTTGTTCATCTACGTTCTCGTCATATAGCATGTTTAAAATTGTTTCATAGTTATTAGTTAATTGATATAAATTACTCATTTTTCTTTTTCCTTTCAATATTGATTTTTTTCATATTTCATGCTATACTATAAATACATATAGCATTAGATATGTAATTGTAGAATTAGTTATTTGATTGGAAGTCGGTAACTAATTCTTTTATTTTGTTTAGTCTTATTTCATTGTTATTGTATGTATTTGATTGTGCTAATTTAATGATTTTACTAATTAATTTTCTTTGAGCCACATTGTTTTCTTTAAGTTGAATATTTTGAGTGTTTAATGCTAAATTTTTTTGTGATAATTCTTCTACTCTTTCTTCTGCCTTCTTTAATGATTTTGTTCTAATTTCTAATAATAATTGTTTCTCATTATTCCACATATTCTTTCCTCCTTTCTAAAAATTCTTACTTAAATATTTGTCTAGCCTGTTTAGTCCTTTAAATATTCTTTGGTATATATTAAAACCAAAACATTGATAACTTATTAATTGTATTAATAGTGCTATTCCAAATAATCCAATTAGCTCTAATAAAGTAATGCCAGCACATAAAAATACATCTAGCCAATAATCAAACATTTTCTTTTCCTCCTTAAATAATTTTTTTTGCCATCTCTTTAAGTATCTCTCGTTTGTCCTCTTCTGATAAGCCTAATTCAAATAAAAATACAGCTCTTTTATCTGCTAACTGCTTTACTCCTGTTCCTTGTATTCTAGGAAAACCTCTACTGTTAAAGATTTCTCTAGCTGTATTTTCTCCAACGCCTCTCCATTCTGCATAATCTAATGGAGTAATAGTATCAGGTAAATTTTCAAATGTTATTGTTGATTTTTTTATTTTCATGTTTTTTTATTCCTTTCTTGTTAATTTTTTTTAACCGTTTATAGCAAAAAAATATATTGATGAAAATCTAACTCATTAATATCACAATACTTTATAATTGAACCAAGTATTTTTTTTCCTGCACATTTTCCACTTTTAAAAACTTTATTTAATTGATACTTGCTTATTCCTAGTACTCGTGCCATTTTTGCTTGATTTCCCTCAAATCGACTATTTAGTAATTCTGTTAAACTTTTAATATTTATTTCCATTTTCACACCTCTTTTCATTGGTTAATTTTTTCTAACCATTTGCATTATAATTTATACGAAAAAAAATGTCAAGCTTTTTGGTAAAATTTTTTTAACTTTTTTGTTGACTTTTTTGAACTGTTGATTTATACTATATTTGAACGATTTTTGGAGGTTATTATTTATGTTTGATAAGAAAAAATTTGCTCAAATATTAAAAAATATTTCTGATGAATATGATAATCAACGAGATTTTTCTAAAAAATCTGGTATAAATAGAACATATCTTTCTCAATATATAAATTTAAAACTAGAAGAACCGCCCAAGCCAAAACTTTTAGAAAAACTCGCTAATTCATCTTATGGAATAACTAATTATTCTGAATTAATGAAAATTTGTGGATATACTGAAAAATCATTGCTAGAAGAATATCTTGATGATTTTTATCAAAAAAAAGAAGAAAACTTAATTGAAAACTTAACAAATATATCTTTATCAACAGAAGAAAATGAAACATATCAAACCTTGATAGAAATTCTATTGAATCTAAAGCTTTGGGAACTTACAGAAGATGAAATTGACGCAAAAATAGCTTCATGTTTTGAATCAATAAATTGGTTAATGAAAAATCAAAGTCTAAAATAAAAAACAAATTACACATATATATACAGTGTTTAACATTACATTCAGAACTTGCTAATCAAAAGCACAAACTAAAAGAAAAAAATAATAAAAATATATCTAATATAATTGATTCTTCTCAATTTTATGTATGTCCTGTATATGGAAAAATAGCTGCAGGAGAACCCAATTGGGCAGAAGAATGTTTGGAAGGATATTTACCTATAGATCCAAACTTAATGAATATAACAAATCCAGAAGAATGTTTTTTCTTAAAAGTCAATGGCGAAAGTATGAATAAAATTATTAGCAATGGTTCTTATGCTTTAATAAGAAAAACAGATTTTGTAGAAAACGATGAAATTGCTGTTGTTTTAGTTAATGGCTGTGATGCCACTTTAAAGAAGTTTTCAAAAGAAGGAGATATCATTGTTCTTACTCCAGAATCAACGGATAGCAATTTTAAACAACAAATTTATACAAAAGAAACTCCTATTAAGGTAATAGGAAAATACATTGGGAAAATGGAAATTAACGAAAGATAAGCAATTCTGCTTATCTTCTTTTATAAGGAGGAACTATGGCCAAACGAGGAAATGGCGAAGGCACGATCTATTATTCTGATAAATTAAAAAAATGGGTTGGACAATTTACAATAGGAAAAAAGAATGACGGAACTATTGATAGAAGATCCGTATATGGAGACACTAGAAAAGAAGTTAAAGAAAAAATGATACAAAAACTTTCAGAAGTTCAAAACCTAACCTATATAGATAAAAACGATATTACTATTAGTATGCTATGTAAAGAATTAATAGAAAACAAATTAAATGCTAATATTTTTTCTGAAAATAGTTATAACAGGGCATTATCTACCTTTAAGCACATTCAAAATAACAACATAGGTAATATTCAAATTCAAAAAGTAACAACAAACGAACTTCAAGATTTTATTAATTCTAAAAAAGGTTACTCTAATTCTACAATAGGAAAAATATATGAAATGTTAGGACTAACTCTTAAAGAAGCTGTTAGATTAGAAATAATATATAAAAATCCCTTTGAATCTGTATTAAAGCCAAAATCAGATAAGCAAACAAAAGAAATAGTTGCATTAACTACAGAAGAGCAAAAGAGATTTTTAGATGCTTTATCAGAAGAAAAATATAAAAATATCTTCCTTATTGCTATACACTCTGGTATGCGTATTGGAGAAATCCTAGCCTTAACAATAGACGATATTGACTTCCAAAATAATCTTATACACATAAATAATTCTTTAACTAAAAACAGTTTAGGAAAAGTTATAATAGGAAATAAAACAAAAACATACTCTAGTAAACGAAATATACCTATAACTAGTATATTGAAACCAATACTTGAAGATGTTCTAGAAAAATATATTTCCAATCCTAATAAATTATTATTCTGTCACTATAATGGAAATTTAATATATCCCTCTACTATTAATACGCAATTTAAAAAGATTTGTAAATATGCTGATATTATGAATATAACAACAAAAAAGAAAAAAGGAAATGATAAGCAAGTTAATTTAAAAACATCTGCTGCAAATGTTCATATGCTAAGACATACTTATGCAACAAGATGTATTGAAGCGGGAGTACCTGCTCCTGTCCTTCAAAAATTACTAGGACATAAAGACATTTCTATTACATTAAATACCTATACAACTATCTTTAATAAGTTCAAAGAAGAAGCTCTTGAAAATTATATAAAATATGTAAATTCTCTGTAGTTGCATTAAAATTGCATTAAAACCGCTTTCAAAATATATAATAAACGTTGATTTGTATATGGTTTCTAGGTTTTTGTTATTCGGCCATCTGCACCAAAAGAAGAGATTTTACAAAATCTCTTCTTTTTTTATGTTTTTATCTTTAGCCACTTATAAGGCCACTTTCGAGTGTTTTATTTTTTGCAACTCCACTTCGTTTTTCTTCGTTTTTTATAATTTTTCTTTGGCGTTGCATTAAAATTGCATTAAAATTTTGTAGTCATTTTACAAAAATATTTTTTTGTAGTATAATATTATGTATACTTTTAAAAGGAGATAATTTATGTATCAAAGATCAATAGATTTTTTAAAAGCATTAAACAAGAAACCTACCGCAAAAGAATGGAATAAACTTGCTAAAGAAAATAATTTATTATCTAATGTTTCATTAAGACGTTTAAGTAACTGCAGTTTATCTGCTCTTTACTCAAAGCTAAAAAAAGACTAAAAACGCCCTAAAATCGGCTTACGAGAATCGATTTTAAGACGTTTTATTTTTTTATTAATATACTTTTATGCCTCAGTTTCTACTGTATTTTCTTCTTCTGGTTGCACTTCTGCATCTTGTTCGTTGTAAGATGCATTCTCTTCTATATTTGCATCTTCCTCTTCTGGTATTTCTTCTACTGGAGTTTCTTTTTCTTCATATAGTCTTTGTATTTCTTCTAAATCTTCTTGCAATAATATTCCTTTTGCAAACCAACCGCTTGCATACTGATATGTTTGATACAAAGCTACGTCATTATTAATCATATCTCTTATTCCTGTCATTATAAAATTTCTTAAAAATTCATTCATTATATTACACCTCCTAAAGCAATTATTGCTTGTTTTATTTTATCTTGTTCATTAAACATTGTTTCTAAATCCTTATAATAAACTACATCTAAACTAGGGTCTAGTGTTCCTCCTTCTGTACTTATATGGCTTACGTTCTTGTATGTTTTCATCTTTTTTATTTCGTTCCATTGTGCTTGTTGAGTAGGAGTGTATGGGGTTGGCTGTGGGTTTTCTAAAGGATATTCTAGTTTAACTGGTGTTCCATTTGCATATTGCTCTTGTAACCAAGCATTAGCTTGTTCTGCTGTTGTTATTGTTTGGTCTATTAATACAAATACAAAAGTAAATCCCCTTCCAGTTCTATAACAATGATTAATCGCAACTCCTATTGTAGATTGAAAATGAGTACACACTAAATTTTCAACATTAGCACCATCAGTAAATGTTTTCCCATCTGGAAAAACATTATTACAAACACAATAATACAATCCATTTGATGAATATAAATTGACTAAATTTACTTTTCTTCCATCTGAAACTCCATCAAAAACAACGTGATTTCTATTATTATATATTCCTCTATCTTCCAAGTAACCGCCTTCTGCCAAGTATTGTCCTTCTTCAAAGGTAAAATATTTTACTTGTTCTTGATATGGTTCATATGTCATATCTTCATCATCTATTGTTAATATTAAATCTGTAAAATCTACTGTTGTACTATTAGCAGTAGGGTTAGTAATTCCTAAAGCATAACAAAAATATTTTGCATCTCCGAAAGAACTTATATCATTTGGTACATCAAAGGAATAAATAGTATTACTAGGTATTGTATTAATAGTAACTTTTTGATTTCTATCACCTGATTCTCTTGAAATTCTTATAAACCCATTGTTTGCAAATGTAGCTTTAATTCTAATTGTTTTTCCTGCATATGGTGTTAAATCAAATAATCTAAATGTAACACTTGGAACCCCACCACTTTTAAATGTTGTTGTAAATCTAATTCCTGTATCAAGCGTTGTTAAAGAAATTTGACTTGCTAAAATATTAGTACCTATATAATTTAAATCATTATTATTAATAAAATTTCTATTATGTGCCTTAAATGCTATACTATTATATGGAACGTATTCACTAGGAATAATTTTTCCTTTTATTAACATCGGTTTAGTAATAAAGTTATTAATTGTTATTTGATTACTATATCTCTTTATACCACCTACTAATTTTGTTGTAGTTGGACTTGTTGTAAATGTTTTGGTTGTAACATTATCGTGGGTTGTAACTAAATTGTTATTATCATCATATTCACTAAATGATAATACAACTCCTAACGTAGTATTTCCACCTATTAGTGTATATTCTGTATTACTATCAATCTCTAAAGGATTACTTAATGTATAAAAATCAAATCCAGCCAATCCTGTTGATGTTCCATTTGCAAGTATTTTTCCATCTCCTAAATCAGTAAATGTTACTCCATTAACAGTTTTAGGACTATTACTTGTATCTACATATGGATATTTTAATTTATTTATCCCTTCTACATTCTTTATCTCTTGTTTATAATTTGGATTTGGAGAAGGCATCTTGCCGTGTATATGGCTCCCAATCTTCTCGTGTGCTACCACTTGTAATCATAGGCTTTAATAATAAATTGCTATATGTTCCACTTGTCATAACTAAATTTAGATTTTTTCTTTCAATTGCCGTTTCTAAAGTAAAAGTTTTTTTCTCGCCCCCGAAATAAAGTGCTTGACCTTGTGCATCAGTAAAGAAATAATACCAACTTGAAGGTATCGCATCTCCATTTGGAGAAAATGTATAAGTTCCAGCATCTAAAGTAAGAGTTCCAACACCTACATTTGTATTGGAAGAAATAGTTCCAGATACTGCAACAGAACCATCAGCCTTAACTTCTGCTATTGATACTGTTCTTACATTAGGAACCAGTAACTGCTTTCCTGTTGTACTCTCTTGTTCCGTCTTACCATTAGGCTTAATACTTTTCCAATTTATATCTCCTGCACTATCATTTAAGGTTATGTATTCGCCTGTTCCTGTACCTGTTGGTAGTTGTGCTTTTAGGCTTTTGTTTTCAGACTCTAATTCTGTTATTCTATTATTATAGCTTTCTGCATTTTCGTTAAATTCATCTAATTTTTCTTGAGCATTTTGATTAAATTCAGTTGTTTTTTGATTTGCGTTACTATTAAAATCATCAGTTTTTTGCGTTGCATTCTCATTGAAAGTTGTAGTTTTCTCTGTTGCGTTTGTGTTAAAATCAGTTTCTTTTTGTGTTGCGTTATTATTAAAAGATGTTGTCTTATTACTTGCGTTTGTATTAAATGTGTTTGTTTTCTCTGTTGCATTAGTATTATATTCATTAGTTTTGCTAGTGGTATTAGAATTGAAATCACTTGTTTTTTGAGTTGCATTGTTGTTAAAGTTAGTTGTTGCAGTTTGAACTTCTTCCTCAAAACCCACTCTCGCTTGTTCTGCCCTGTCCGCTTCATCACTTGCTATTTGTGCCTGTCTAGCAGACTCTTCGGCATAACTTTTTGAAATTCCTGCTTGTCTTGTTGCTTCTTGTGCTTGTGATGTTGCTATCCCTGCTTGTTGGTTTGCAATGTTTGCTGAACTTTCAGCATCTTCTGCACTTCGACTTGCTTCGTTTGCTATCTCTTGAATTTGTGCTATGTATATTTCCCATTGACTAGGTGTAGGAATATCTTCATCTTGTACTTCTATCTCTCCTGCTCCTTTAAAATAAGGAATTACTTTTAAATTAGTAGATTTTTGAAAGACTTTTTTATTATTTTCTAAAGTATAACCAATAAAACCAATAGCATAATTTTTATGTTCATTCATATCGATATATACTTTATCATCTATAACTCCTCTTTCTATCCCTTCATTTTCTCCATCTATACATATTTTGGCAACCTTACTTAATCCATCCCATTCTTCACTAAATTCAACATCAATTAGATAATCTTTTATGCTACCAGAATTAGGCAATTTATCATTAGAATCTATTTCCAACAATAATTCTCTATTATTTACTATAAATCTCATTTTGCCCTCCTATTTTAATAATTCTTTAACTGTTTTAGGTCCTACATAGCCGTCTGGGTTTCCGTTCTTATCAACTAAACCTCTATCTATTTGGAATTGTCTTACTGCTTTGTCTGTTTCGCTCCAGAAGCTACCATCAATTTCGTCTTTATAATATCCAAGTTCTTTTAATCTTGTTTGAAGCCATCTGACATAATCGTTTCTAATTCTTAAAAAAACCAACTTTTTCTTATATAATTGATGTTTGTCTGCTGTTCTTTCACATATTGGACCGAAAACTTTTATCTACTTCAAGTCCACAACCATAAACCAAGTTCATTACAATTTGCCACGAACCAACTCTTTCATTTTGTATGTATTTAGAAGTATTAGGTTTCTTTCTTGGATTTCCAGAAGTAACTATTACTGTATGTCCTGTTGTTTTTGTAACTAAAATATCTCCATTATATAAAACTGTTTTTGATGTAACATTTATTTTATCTTCAAATTTTCCTGTCTTTGGTAGTAACGTTGGCATATTTATTGTTCTTATATTTCCTGTATCTATACCATTTTCATAACAACAGGCTCTAACTAGTGCAGAACAATCACATTCTGTTTTTGTTTTAATATCTCTTATTCTAGTTCCTTTTTTTACTAAGTTAATTACTCCATCTCTTTGATTTTGGTCGTAACCAATATTATTATTGTTACAAGCATCTATCATTGATTGAGCTATTCCATTTGCTGTATTAATATCTTTTGGCCTAAAACAATACCAACCTTTTGAATGCATATAATAATCTTGCTGCATTACTTCTTTTCCTGTACTATCTCCTGCTTGTCCACCACTTATTTTTCCTCTTTCATCTATTCTCGCTGATCCAACTTTTAATCCCATAACTTATTCCTCCCTATTTGTTTTAGTTAAGTCATAAGTACCACACGCAATCAATGAGCTAAAAGCTAATACAATTGCTGATGCTATGTTTGAATCGTCTACTGTAATAAAATAAATAACACCTGCAATCAATCCGATTACAAGTGTTTGATATGGTATGTATTTCTTTTCTATCCAATTAAATTTTTTGGCTAATTCTCCAAAAATAAAACTTACTATTGCGGTAACTACCATTAATATTGTTTCTATGTTCATATTATCCCACCTTCTTTTCTAAATCTTCTAATCTATGATTTGCAACTTTTATTTGTTCTTCTATAACAGGAACTCTAGTTGCAAAATCATTATGTTTTTTTACTTCTTCTTTTAAAGCATCTATTTTTACATCAGTTATAGCCTGTCTTTTATCTAATTGTGTTTCAAATTTTTTATTTCCCATTATGTTCGTAACTATTACCCCTATTAAGGCTAAGCCTCCTGTTATTAATGAAGCAATTATTCCTTCCATATTTCTCCTCCTAGTTTATTTTCATTAATATCAAACGTACATTTACATTGTATTCTACTCCTTCTTCGGTAAGTGCCTCTGGATAATAAGCCCACATTAGAATGTTGTTAGTTCCAAATCTAGCTTTTAAATCCCAACCATTAATAAAAGGATTACTTCCATAAGAAAGAGCAAAATTACGATTAGTATTTGTATCTTGATAATTAATAGCTAAAATTATTGAGTTTTGACTATTAAATCCATCTGGATAAGTTATATTTGTTATATTTCCAATCTGACAATCTAATTCTGCACCTTCGTGATAATCTTTATAACCTGGATAAGTTGGTATTGTCGCATTTATAATTGCAATATCTGAGAAACTTATTTTTTCTCCAAAAGCAGTATTTAATACTGACGCACTTACCTCTGTTCCTTCTTGTTGTATTTCTGATGGCAATAAGTCTTGAATTTCATAGTCAGTAATAGCTTGTGTTGTTAGATTTTTAAGTCTTATTAATCTTGGATTTTTTTGTATTCTATCTAAAAAAAGCATAATTAACTCCTTTCATATTTTATTTTAATTTTTAAATCGCCAGTTAATTCTAAGTTTTTAATCTCTACATATTCTTTTTGTATAGAATCTTGGGTTTGAGTATATATATAAAAAATTTTTTTATACGAATTTCGTGTGGGATACATCGGTAAATATCTTGGCAGATATGTTCTACACACAGAAAATAAATTTTCTATATCATTTTCATCGCCTGCAAATGTTACGTGCTGATTGTCAGCATAAGTACTAGAAAAATCTACTGCTTCTATAGAATATCGTGTCATATTTTCATAACTATCTCCTATGCCTATTTCTGTTAATCTTGACTCTATATCATCGTTTAAAAAATAAAGATGACTTGGTGTTGTTAAGCCATCTTTGCTATAAAAAACTCCGTCTGTACTTATTGTATCTTGTCTAGCCACAGAAAACTCTTCGTCGTAAAATAAACTATATTGAGATACATCTAATATCGCACAAGCAAAACTATTATCACTTGTAAAAAATCCTATTGCTGTTATTTTTCTGCCTTTAAATACTGTTTCTTCTACCTTTTGAAAAGTATCCGCGTCATATACCATTCCATTTATTGCCTTGAATATATAACTTATTGTACAAGAGTTTTCTGATGGTGTTTGTGCTACTACAGGATTTTCAAACCAAAAATCAAATTCATTTTGAGGAATTTGACTTGTAGTATCAAAAGTTAATGCTGAATCTAACCTTATAAAGCATTTATGAAAATATTGTTTATTTGGTGTATTTCCAGAATCAACTATATTATTTAAAAAAATATGCAAATAATTATTTAGAATTAAATTCTTAAGCAGAATATTCTTTTTTCCACTTTTTATTTCTACGAAATCATTCGATATTTTCATTTTATAATTCCTCCACAGTATGAGTTTGATTAATAGTTTCTTCCGAGTATGTACTTATAACTACATCGTCTACTTCACTTGTTCCTTCTTGTGTAGCACTTGATCTAAAGAAGTCAATAAAATTAGATAACAAACTAGTATTTCTTAGTTCATAAGTATATCTCCTTATATTTGGTGCTACATACTCGATTTTAATACTTGTTACTATAAAACTTCCTTGTACAAAAAAACTAGGCATATTTATTTCTACTAAATTACCTAGTTTTAATTCTTGATTTATATCAAATACTAATGTAACTTCGTTGCAAGTATTTCCATTCTCTACTATTAATGACCTTGCATATTCTATAAGTTCTCTTTGTGTAAACCATCTATCGTTACAATCGACTATTTTCTCAACTTCTCCAGTTTGATTTATTAATCCTTTGCATTTTTCAATTTCTTCTTCAAAGTATATTTTACTAGAAGTATATTTAAGAGCACTATGTGAGTATATCATTACAATGCTACCATTTCCGTCATTTATCTTGTTATTCCATTTAATACCCGTAATCATATTTGAAAAGAAACTATCTCTTTGTAAGACAAATTCTGTTTCTTCTGTTTCGCTTCCGTCATTGCTAAAACTTATGTTAGGACTTGTTACTAACGTATTATTATCTGCGTCCCAATATATATAAGCAATTCTTTCAATATCTCCTTCTGGCACTCCATTAATATCTATTAAGGAAACTTCTATATAAATGCCATATTTGTTTTTAGAGGTTGCTGTTGTTTCTTCGCCAGTTTTTAAATTTTCTTCTTTGCTTATTTTTTGTAACGTTTCTGCATCTACAACTACTGGATAATTTAACGCTAAAGTATCGCCATTTTGTATTACTTTAGGACTATCAGTCAAAACAAAGTTTGTTATCCTTGTAGGATCTACCACAGTACCATTAAACGTATAGAAAAATGTTCTGGCTTTTTTTATATTCAAAACATTTGCATAATTAACAGAAACTAAAGTTGGATTTATTTCTAAAAAACCTTTTGGTAAATTGTTTGGAATTATATTTAATTTACTCTGTAAACCTGTTAAGTAAGAAATATCATAAATAAATATCTCTTTTAATTCGTTTATGTACCAGAATATATTTTTTGCGTTTGAAATATAATTCATACAATACTCTACGGATTGCATTAAAAACTGAACTGTAAAAGCTCTACTATGCACTTGTTTTTCTCTTATTATAAATCCCTCTTCTATTAAAGGATCTAAAATTAAATTGAGTAAATCATCGATTTCATAATATCCATTTATATTTACTGTTCTTAATGTTGCCATTTTCATTGGGCTTAATAATGAAAGTGTTAATTCTTTAGGATCATTTGAAGTTTTTAATGAATTTAATTCGTAGCTTTCTACATATCCAAAATATTCTATTTTTCCTTTTCCGTTTATTATGTTCGTTTCGTTTCCGCTTAAAACTTGTATTTCTTGATACTGTAATGGCAAATCTGTAAATTCTCCGTTATCAAAGTCAACAGTTACATCGCTATATTTAACTTCATTTGAAGAGTTTTGTAATATATATGGCTCTAACATTCTATAGTATTTTTCATTTATTTTAACCATAAACATTAATATGCACCTCCATAACGTAAGTTTTTACTTATTTGAGGTGTTATAGCTCTACCAACTTTTGTACTATCCATATAAATGTCTGAACTTTCAAGATTAATATTCGCATTTAACGTTTTGCCAAATGTAGCTGTAGTACTTAAATTTGTATTTAATTTTTGAGTCTCAAAATCTACTGCAGCCTTCATTTGTTTATATACCTTTGATATGTTATCTTCAAAACCTTCTCCAACACCTAGTGCAATAAATTTTCCAACTTTATCCCTAAACAATGTTGATGGACTATGTATTCCTAATGCAGACTTCATTCCATTTAATATTCCTTTAGCAAAATCTTTTACTTTATTTTTTATCCATGTAGTTGCATTTTTAATTCCATTCCATAAACCTTCCACAATATTTTTACCTGCATCTAAAATTTGTGAACCTGCACTTGCCAATCCTTTAACAATAGCTTTAATAATATCTGGAATTTTTGTAACCAACTTTGGAATTGCTTTTACTAAACCTTCTGCTAGCATAACTGTTAACTTAATACCTGCTTCAATTATTTTAGGTAAATTATTAACTATAGCCATTATCAATTTTTCTATAATCTCTGGAATTTTTTCTATTAATCTAGGCAATGCCTCTATTAATCCTTCTGCCAATCCAATAATTAATTGAATACCCGCATCTATTATTAAGTCTATATTATCTAAGATTGCTTCTACCATTAAAATAATACCATCTACTATTGCAGGTATTAAAGTTGGCAACATCTCCGCAATTCCTTGTACCAATGAAATAATTATTTGAATACCAGCTTCAATAATTTTAGGTAAATTTTGAACTAAACCTGTTAATAATGTTTGAATTATAGTAATTGTCGCATCTATTAACGTTGGCATATTGTTTAATATGCCATCTAATAATTTTTGAAATATTTCTCCACCTAATTTCAAAAACTCTGGCAGAGATTCTACAAATTGATCTATAATTTCTGGAATAGCTTCACTTGCAATTCTCATAATATTTAAGGCAACATCTTTTACCGTTCCAACAACATCACTTAATTTTCCAGAGCCACTTAAAAAGTTCTGCCAACTAGCTTGCATAGCTGAAAAGCTACCTTGTAATGTTTCTGTTGCTTCTTTTGCAGTAGTTCCTGTTACTCCAAGTTCTTTCTGAACAGCATGTATAGCATTATATACGTCACTTAAATTATTTATGTCATATTTAACACCAGTCAACTTTTGAGCATCTTTTAATAAACGCTCCATTTCGGTTTTAGTTCCACCATATCCAAGCTTTAAATTGTCAAGCATTGTATAATTTTGTTTTGCAAAACCTTGATATGCACTTTGGATACTTGCCATATCAGTTCCAAATTTGTTTGCATTATCTGCCATGTCAATCATGGCCATATCTGCTATCTTTGCAGCTTTTTGTGTATCTCCAGCTGTACTTTGTAATAAAGAAGCACTAAAACTGGTTACATTTTTCATGTATTCGTTAGCACTTAATCCTGCTGTTTTATATGCTTTATTTGCATTTTCTATAACTGTATCAGCACTATCTTTAAATAAGGTTTCTACACCACCTATTTGCTGTTCTATTTCTCCCCTAGCTTTTACACTTGCGGTTACCATTCCAGCAAACGCAGTAGCGACTGCACCAGCACCAACAGCTATTCCTTTGAGTGCGGTTTTTCCAATACTTCCTAATTTGCTTAAACCTGATTTTGCTCCGCTATCATCTATCTTTGTATCTATTACTACTGAACCATCAGCCATTTTCTTGTCCTTTCTAGTCAGGCTCATTGGCTCAATTTAAAGACTAAATTTCTTTGTTGATTTTGATTTCTATTTCTTTTTTACAATTTTTGCACAAAAAAAAGATGCCTTTTGAATAAGCATCTTTATCATATTTAATTATTTTTTTCTTACAATAAGGACATAAATACCACTTCTTCATTATTTACTCCTATATATCCCAACTATGTCCACAATTTTGACACACAGCCATGCTTTTATGTTTTTCAACTAATTTTTGTTTCTTATGTCCAAACAATGCAATTAAAAACCTTGGTATAGTTAAAAAAATCCATAGCAATAATTCTAACCACCAACCAATAAATATCCAATACAATATACCACGATGTTTATTTTTTAATTTAGAATATGTTACCATTTGAACATTGACTTTGTCACTATTACATTTTGGGCAAACCATATAATCCCCTCCTTTTTTTGTATTATAACATACAAAAAAAGAAAAGAGTGTCGAAATTTGTCGTTTACCAAAACGCTTTGTTGAAATCGGCCTCTTTTTGCTCAACCGTTCTCATATCTGGTAAAGCATAAATCTTCTTTAACTTTTTATATCTCGCCTTTTCTTCTTTATCTTTTATTTTTCCTAAATCTATTGATCTATAGCCCATAATCTTAACCATTAGTGTATTATCGCTTAATCCTTGAAATAATGCTTTAAATTTCCACCAGTGCATATTTGTATAATTCAAATCTATTTTATACTGTTCCATGAACGCACTATATATGTATTCACTATCAAATTCATAGCTATAAATTTGTTTACTATCTTGTTTATCTTTTCCGACTAGTCTTTATTTCTTCTCCGCACCTATAAAACCATAAAATATCATTAATTCCATTTTGTATCATTTCTATAGAGTTAAATTCAATATCAAAAAATAAATTTAAGGCTAAAGATATTTTTTTATCATCTTTTATTTTATTATCTTGCATTAATAATTCAAATTTTATAACATTTCTAAAATCTGTTCTAATTTTAAATCCATTCGGTGTTTGGGTTGGCAGATTATCTAGCAAAATGTTTGGTTTTACCATAACTTCTTCTCATTTCTCTATTAGGTTGATATCTTTGATACATTGATTTAATGTCTTTTGTATATCTCATCTTTTCATTTAGTATTTCTTGAAAAACATCAACATGCTCTTTTAAATTATTCTTTTTGTTAAAAAGTTTTTCTGACAACCCTTCTCCAAACACTTCGTCTAGAAACTCATTTATTATTCTACATTCTATTCTTATTTCTTCAGACATTGAAACTTCTTTACCTTTGTATTCTTCAGTTTCTTCTATAAGTTTTTTATATGCAATTTCTAATTTTTCAACATTATCTGCATCTAAAAAATCAAAATCAACTTCAATATTTTTTATTTTCATATTTCCTCCAATTAAAAGGCAAGCTTAATGCCTGCCTTATTTCTACACATTTTCAGTAAATGTTGCTGTCATTCCATCAGCACTTACTGTTGCAGTTCCCAATTTCATAGTTCCATTAGCATGGAATGCACCACTATAAGTATAAGCGTCTGTTGAATCTCCATCACCATCTGGAATTACACTATATTCTCTTAATTTAGCTTCATTAGTTAGAGTATTAACTGTTAATATTTCTACCGTAGCATCTACAATTTCTTCGTCATGTATTTGTGCAATTTTTTCATGAATAGCATTATCTTTTATTCTATCGAAACTATAAGCTATTCCGGGAGAATATCCT